GTAATATAATTTTCGTCTTGTTATTGACTGTGTCGGGTTTTGGGTATGAGCCAGTATGTTCGACGCTTGACGGGGAACTTGAGGTAAATGGTAAGTTCCAGAACACGGCGGCATCAGTTCCGGTGCATTTTGGCGCGTTCAAGGTCGAGATAAACGCTCATTCGGCAAGCGAGAAAAGTTCGTTGAAATACCGCCTCGTCAGCACGGTATCCATCGACCGCATTTCTGCTCAGTGGTTCGGGTGTTTCGATCGCCGGAGTCTCCGGCTGCTCAATGTTTTCTTTTGCCATTTTTATTAACTCCGGTTTGTCTGTTTTAGTGAATTCGGCCGAGCGGCCTACGCCGACTGAAATGTCAGCGGGGATCGAAACTATCGAGAGTTCGAACGGCTCCCAGTCGTCCGCCCTGTAAAGATCGTTGCCGTCCTCGTTTTCCGTTTCGAGGACGAGCTTGTGAATTGAGAATCCGACGCTGACGTTGCGGCGGATGCCGTCGATAACGTCCTGGTAAATTTCCTGTCCGCGTGCCGATTGCGAAAATCGCACCTTCGCCCGGGCCTTGCCGTCTTTTGTATCGACCGAGAAACTCTCAACGACGCCGATGTGATCACGCGGATCGTGGTCGGCGAGCAGAGCGGCACCGTTCGTCAGCCGTTCGGTTCGCATCGCCTTTTTGTCCATCGACAGCTTGACGTCGATAAAATCCCAAAGCCGGTACGAGAAATGCTCACACGGGATGTCGGACGCAAAAGCGATCTCGACCGTGCGGCCATCGGCCTCGGGTTCGGAACGCTCGATCACGAACGAACGCTTGTGCGGTTCGTCGAGTGCCCGGCGGATCATCTGATCTCTCTTGACGTTGTCGTGCGGCATAAAAATGCGAAAAGGCGGCGAGATTTTTCCCGTCGCCTTAAAGATTAAGAAACTTTTTTACCTATTAAATTTTTGGGGTAAATAAATGCACTCGATATTGTGCCCAAACGCACGAAAAGCCCAAAATATGGGCTTCTCGTCGTGTCAATGGGTTTTCTTACTGAATGATCTCAGCGTGCCCGTTCTGGTAGCCGCGTTTCTTGCCGCTGGGCAGTATGTCATCGTCGTCGTCCGGTTCCGCGGGCGGTGCCGGAGCGGCGATCTGTTTCGGCTGCTGCGGTGCGTACTCGATCTGGTACTGGGCAAACAGTTCCTTTTCTTTTTGCTTCGCCTGCAGCCACTCTTCGAGGTCGATGCCCTGCGCCGCAAAATGCTCGCGATAGGTGAGCAGGTTGTTCTGGATGCCGTCGATCGCGGCCTTGATGTCCTTTGCCGGTTCGATGTACGACCATCCTCGCGGCCGGAACGTCGGCTCCATCAACTGATTAAAGTGCATCGCCGTCATCTCGACACGGCCCTTGAGCCACGCCATCGTCAGCCATCGGCGAAACACGTCACGGCACAGCGTCTGAGCGATCAGCATCTGCAGCGACTTCCAAACCTCGCGTTCCTCGCCGAGCCCGACGCGGGCCGACGAGAAATTGACCTGCGACATGTCGCCGGCGAGCGAGAATCCGGTCACGCCCATGCCCGCGGCGAGCGTGTGCAGCATCGAGTTCATAAACTCCGAGTGGTTCTGCGTCGGCTGTTTCGGGTCGAACTGCTGAAAATCAAACCCCGGATCGAGGATGTTCACCGACAGCGGCTGCTTGTCGATATGGATCGGCGGCAGTGCACAATTCTCGTCGTCCTCGCCGAGCACCGAGATCTCTTCGGCGGCCGTCTGCTTGAGAAAGCCGAACGTATGTGCCGCGACGCGTGCCGACTGCACGACGCCGCCCTGATATTCGTGCAGGTCCTTGCCCTGCAGCAGCGACGCGTGGAACCACGTCACGCCGCGGATCTGGCATTCGTCCTCGGTCACGATAAAGATGTGCGTCATGTCCGCAGCCGGGACGCGGCGGCGATATCGGTCGCCCGAGACGTTGTGGCTGTAAATACTCGCCGACGGCGGCTCGGTCAGGTGATAAGCGATCGGCTTGTCGTTGCGGTCGACCTCGACGCCCATGATGATCCGGTTGCCGTTTCTCAGGATCTCGTTGTGCGTCTCGTCGAGCCAGTCCACGTTCCAGAATTTTAGCGTGTAGCCGAATTCGTTGTCGGCCTCGATGTGTTCGATCAGGACTTCGCCGTCGCGGATCAGCGTCTCGGCGGCGAGCTGCTGCACCTGCACCCAGTCAAGCTTGCCGCTCAATGTACACGTCTCGCGATGGCCCCATTCCCAGAACGCCGTCTCGACGCGGCTGTTGAGCGTCGTGTGCGGACGCTGCCCGATCATCGCGTCGGCCTGCAGTTGGATGCCCTTGTGCCCGACGATGTTCGACTTTGCCATCGAGATGAACTTGCGAAAGTGCGGCGAGTTCTTTGCCATGTCGCGGGCACGGGCACGCAGCGTCGCCAGATCGCACCGCAGCGTCCAGTTCGTGTTCATCGGCGATGAAGTCCATTCGCGGTTCTGTTTCGTGTACCGAGCGGCCTGATAATTCCGCTTGCCCGTAAACCAAGTTTTAATTCGTTGCCATGTGTTCATATTTTCTTCCCTTACGAATGTTTTCGACCGCCGGCAAATATTGGAGATTATCTGGGACATGCAAACCGCTGACGATTTCGCCGTGGAGCGGCACGATATGATCTACATGATGTCCAGACGGACACGCTTCATAGATTTTTGTGATTCGTTCCCGGTCAGCCCATTGAGGCGTTCGTTGTATTATGCTCGCTTTTCGCCAGGCCGTTTTGGCTCGGTTGTATTCCTTTGTGTGACTTAGCCCATGCGTTGTTCCATTGGCAATCTGTGTCTCTCTACGAAGGCATCCGCAGGACTGAATTTTATTGTTTTTTAATTCATACGCACGGACTATCTTCGTATTTCCGCAATCACACACGCATTCATAATGATTCCCTCGTTGATTTTCGCAAGTCGTCGGTGCAATGACCCGAAGCCGGTTGAATCTTTGATGTGTATAAAACTCGCCGTGAACGGGAACTTTTAGAACCGGAATCCTTGTCCTATTCGACTCGAGGAATGCATGCCAGTTATTTGCTGCAATCCGATGGTGTTCTATACTAAGATTCTGCAGCTTTCCTCCCGTGGCCTCGTTTATAATTACAAAGCCTCTGATACTCAAGGCATTCATAAAATCTGAGACTGCCCTTTTCATTCTTTCAAACTCATCGGAGTGGTCTGGCATCATTTTAACTTTCCCTCACTACGATCCCGACGCTCCGCATGAGCGGGCCGCCGTTCCTGACGCGTCGTGCGACACGCTCGACCGAGACACGCTTGGCGTATTCTGACCGCATCGATGTCAGTTGTGCCTTGTCGGAGCGTTTGACGCGACGCGAACCGGCGGGCGTCGAGATCTCGTACTCCAAAACATCAGACGTAGCGAACGCCAGCAACGCGGCGTCGATCGTCGCCAGTGCGATCTCGTTCGGCGTGCGGACCTCGACGATCTCTTCGTCGTCCTGCAAAAAGCCGAGCTCAACGATGATGCTGCCTTGTTTGATGAGAAAGACATTGTCCGGGTCCGCGATCTCGGCGAGCCACGCCTGCCAGACCCATTTGCCCGCGGTCATCTCGTCGTCAAAGATCCATTCCAGATCGTAGTCGGTGCCGTCGGCGACCGCGTCAACATCAAACCCCGCCGACGGGCCGCGAAACCTGATCTGCAGCTCGTACTCGTCCGCCGGATAATCGCACAGCGACCACGTCCAGCTCTTAAATTCGCCCGCCACGATCGGCGACGGAACGCAAACATTGCTGCATGTCGAACAAACACAAACGCTCATAATTTACTCCCCACTAAACGGATCATTCAACGACCGCACCTTCCGCCGCGTCCGCATCGGAACGACGTTCGACGGCTTCGGCGTGTTCGTGTTTTGCGATTCTATCGACATATTTGCACCGTCTGTCGATTCCATCGACACATCGCTATCCGCAACCTCGATGTGATTCAACCGCCGCCGCTCCAGCAGCTTGCCAAAATCCGCCGGCAGGATCGCACGGGCGGCCGTCGCATAGCATCTGATGTCGAGAGCCTCGTTGCGGACATTCGCCCCGACCTTTTCATAAACCCGATATTTTCGCCCGCCGCGAACGTGCGTCACGGCACGCTCGGACCCGAGCTGTTTCCAGTGGGCATCGTCATAGTGCGGCGTGTTCGGGAAATGACAATAGCCGGGTCCGTGGTTCTCGGTCCGCAGGGCGTTGAAAACTTCGTCCTTGGCGGCGTTCGTCCCGATGATAAACAGCCGCACGCTCGGGTTTTTGCCGACCATCGTCGGCTTTGACAGCATCGCCTTGAACGGATCGGACGCACCCTTGATCGCGAACCATCGCTTGCGTTCGTGCCGTTTGACGAACTGATAGACCCGCTGCGTGTTGTAGCCCGAATCGATGCACGCACACTGCACCCGAAACGCCTGGCCGTCAACGCCGATGAACGACGACGCCAGATATTCCTCAAGCATCGTCCAAACGCTCGTCAGTTGCTCCGACTCTCCAAACTCTCGCAACTCTCGCAACTCTACCAACTCATCCCCCGTGTCGCCCTCAAACACGCGATAGTCGATCGACCACGATTCGTTGCCCTTGCCCCAGCCGACGATCTCGCACTCGATCCGCATCTTCTGGATATCGACGCCGGCGGTCAAAAACAGAACGCCCGGCGGCACCGCGGCCGGATATTGCTCGACACGCCAGTCGAGCTGCTCGTACTTGATCTGCTCGACCGGTTTCCAGACCTCGCCGAGCACCGTGTTCGTAAAAACCTCGAGCTTTGCCGGGTTCGTTCCGGAGTCGAGAAAATCGCTGACCATCTTGCCCCATCGGACAAACGGCGAATAAAGCTGATTCAGCTTGAACGACGCCGTGCCGTTGAACGGCTTGGCGGCCCGCCAGTAGCCTTTCGCGAGCATCTCGTCCTTGTCAAACTCCTCGATCACGGCGTGGCAATGCTCGCAAAGATAGAACGGCAGTTCCGCCTCGTCCTTGTCCAATTTCAGCCCGTAGCCGCAATCTTTGCCGCCGAATTTCAGCGTCTGGAATTCCTCGCAGTGCGGGCACGGCACATAGAATTCCCGCCGGTCGCCGCGTTCGTAATCGTGCGAAATGTCGCCGCAGGTTTCCGACGGCCCGCAGGCACATTTTCGAGGCGTCGACGGGATGATGATCAGCTCTTCGCCGTCGTAGGTCTTCGTCGAGCC